ATCCACGACATGTTCGTTATAAATTTACTGGCAATATTGAATCAAGAGGTCGCTTTATGCGCAAAGTGACTCTTAAACATAACAAGAGTGAGACTCCTCTTGTTCAAAGTTTCTTTCGAGAGCATCCTGAGCTCATGACCTGGAGCCATGATGCCTGGGACTTGTCCGTTCTGGACATTGATACGTATCGTCAAGATTTTGCTAAAAACGATGGTTATTGTACTATTGACATATCTGACGACGATTTAAAATTTTGTTATGACTTCAATGTTATGCACAATTTTATCCCATACACTAAAATTACAGCTGAAGAAGCACGTGATATGTGTCCGAAACAAACTTCCTGTGGTTTTGGATTTCCTTATAAGACTAAAGAGGATTTCCTTTACTCAGAAGAAGGTTGGAATTATACACTGGAGTATGACCGCAGATTGGGTACAGATGATCCCATCTGGCCCATTTGGTCTATCAGTTTGAAAGATGAATTGCGTGAAGTTAACAAAGTTCTCAATCGTGAAACGCGCACCTTTCTAATTCCCGAACCTGCTCATTACATAACGGCCGCCCAATACATACGTCCTGCTTTTCATCATATGTTAGACCATCCCATGGCAACATACTCAACAGTAGGCATCAATCCGTATTCTCCTCAATGGAATGAATTATTTGATAAGGTGCACGAATTTGAGTTACGAACCGGTAAGAAATGCGGTTTTGATTTTGATGTGTCGCGTCGCGACAGTAGGGTCTATCAATGGGCCTTCCACCTCATGTTTTTGGTGTTGGTTTCGAAATATCAGGATCCTACTGAGGAAGATATTAGAAGAATTAAACAGATTATCAAATCCACTATGCAAAAGATTTGTACCGCCCCTGATGGTTCCAATTGGTTTATTGACCATGGAAATGCCTCAGGATGGTTTGGTACTTGCGATCTGAATGGTTTTGTCACTTTTTGTGAGCTGTTACTAGCGTGGATTCATACTGTTCCAACACATTTGGCTACTCGAGAAGCTTTTCTCGAGAATGTTGTTGTTCAAATTTTCAGTGATGATGGACTATGTTCAGTACATCCAGATGTTCAACAATATTATAATCCGACTACCATCTCAACTTACTTGAAGACAATTGGTGTGACTTATAAGTTCAATTCTGAAAAAGATTCTGATTTCCACCATACAGATGATTTAGTATTTTTATCTATGTCTTTCAAACATGTTACTTGGTTTGGTAAAAACGCAGTTGTTCCATGTCCGCAACGTGATAAAATTATGGTTACTTTGTGTCGTTATTTAGCGACAAATGATCTTTATGATTTGATCACCATAGTTAACAATGCGCGTATTTTGGTTTTTGCGCGTGATGATTTATTACAAGCATTAACCAAATTGTTGGAACATCTCAAACAACTTCATGGCACTATTGCTTCTCCCGATCATCAACGATTCATCATAGCTATGAATAGTTTTAAGACAGATGATGAGATTAAAGAGATGTACCTCGGTGTTCGACAGGAATGTGTGGGGAGCGTTTCCGACTTTTCTCGCTCTACACCT